TAAGCACAAACTGGCATAATCCAGGCAAAGCATCAAGGGGAGCGCCAATATAGGCTCTCCCCGCTTATTTTGCGAGGTGATGATATGGGTATTGATATAACTGGCTTCCAGCGCATGCGCAGGCAGCAGGCAGAAAAAGCCAAGAAGGAGGCGGAGGAAAAATGTCAGGGTCCTATTGCACAGTCGAATACGCAAACGAATACTTCGGCGGCAGACGCCTCCACGCCGAAAGCTGGTTCGAAGCAGACGACAGCACAAAAGAAAAAGCCCTCCGGCAAGCGACCAGAAGCATAGACCGCATGCCGCTCAGGGGCAGGAAAACGGACCTGCATCAGCCTCTTGCTTTCCCCCGGTATCCGGACACTGAAATCCCTGAAGCAGTCAAGGAAGCCTGCTGTGAAGAAGCCCTTGCCATACTCGAAAGCGGCAACAGCCAGCGCAGGAAACTACAGCAGGAAGGCGTGCAGTCCATTACCCTCGGTAGCATGAGCGAAACCTATATTGCAGGTGCTGGCCGCGGGATGTTAAGCCAGGAGGCGAAGGAACTGCTTAGACCTTGGCTGATCGGGGCGGTGACGATCATATGATCCGGAACTATCTCAACCAAACCGCCATATGGCATTACACCACCAGGCAAATGAACGAATACGGGGAACCTGAAACAAGCAGCAAGTCAATCAAAGTACGCTGGGAGGGTAAACGGAGGCTGGTAAGGGACAACGAAGGCCGGGAAGTAGTATCAGAGGCCCGGGTATTTTGTATTGAACCCGTGAAGCCGGGAGACGAACTGGAGTTTGACGGGCGCAGTTGGCCGGTGATTGCTGTATCTACGGTTCCGGGTCTGGACGGCAAGGAAGCTCACAGAGAGGTGGCGGTCTGATGGCAAACAATAAATGGCGCATTAAAGAGGCCGTCAAGATTGCAGAGGATGCGGCACTGAAGGCGCTTAGAACCGGAGCAGAGGCTATACTCACAGAGGCTATTAATGAAGCACCCATAGAGACTGGTACACTTCGCCGCAGTGGTACCGTAACCGTCGGGGCGCTGCCGGACGGGGCGCAGGTGTATGAAGCTGCTGAATCCGGGAGCGACATGAAGGATGCATTTCCCGGTCCGGAAGGTAAGGAGAAGGCTGTCTATATCAGCTTTAACACGCCCTACGCCCGGCGGCAGCATGAGGAACTCGGGTACAACCACCCAAACGGCGGCAAGGCGAAGTATCTTGAGGACCCGTTCAACCGAAACAAGAACAAGGTCCTGAAATACGCGGATAAGCAGGTCAAGAAAGCACTCCAGAAAGAAAGGTGATGCCGGCATGATGCTGAACGAGATAGGCACATATTTACAGACGCAGGGAGTAGGTCAATTGAGCAAAGACATGTTTCTTGGCTTGATGCCCGACCAACCTGACAACTGCATCGCCTTGTTTGAGTATGCTGGCAGCCCTCCAGACCTGCATTGGAACGGCGAATATCCCGGCCTGCAGGTGCGGGTCCGCAACAAAAGCTATGGAACCGGCAGGGAGAAAATCCAACGGATCTATGAGTTGCTTCACGGGCTGCACAACCAGATACTTTCCGGGACCCGGTACCTGCTCATAAAGGCCCGGGGCGCCCCGGAAGTTTTGCAGCGTGACGGGAACAACAGGATCGAATTTTTTGTGAATTTCGAAGTGATGAAGGAGCGTGATTAACGATGGCAATTGAAGGATATGGCGGCGCTGTATATATCGGTGATACCCCGAAAAAGGTCGCCGAAATCGCCAACTGGAGCCTTGACATGTCAGCCGACGACATCGATACCACCAGTTTCGATAGCCAGGGCTGGCGCGAGAGGATCCAGGGAATAAAAGAATGGTCCGGATCTTTTGAGGGCAATTTCGACCCGACTGATACAGACGGTCAGGTCGCCCTGATCAGTGCTTGGCTGAACGGTCAGCCGGTGTCGCTGGAGCTCCAGGTCAACGACACCGTGAAGTTCTCCGGCGATGCGTTCGTGACGTTGAACCTCGAAACGCCGGTCGATGATAAGGTGAGTTTCGGCTGCGACTTCTCGGGTACTGGACCGCTGACGCCGTCAGTGGGTGGCGGCAGCTGATGGCTGTCAGAGGGTTGATAGGGGCAGTTTACGAAAGCGAGACTGCCCCTATTTCTGAAAATATCGCACTGATATTTGACTGGACCCTCGAGGTCCAGCAAAGAAAGGTATTCACCTACGGCCCGCGGTTTCACAAGATAAACGAAGGCTGGCATGTAAAAGCAGGTGCATACTGGGCAAAAGAAAACTTGACAAAAAAGCAGGCATTTGTCCGGCTGTTCATCGGCAAGGGCAACGATAGACGTTGCCTTGTCGGGCAGATTGAACTGCCGGCCATGAAACACACAGACACCATAAACGAAACGGAAATCAGAATGGAGGGCATAGGCCCGATTAAGCAGGAGGGATAACATGCCGAGGAATAAAATCATTGAATTCGCAGGTAAATCCATAAACGTCCAGGAAAAGCGCATCGGTGAACTTGAGATATTGACCAGGGAGCTTTTCCCGAGTACGAAAGGGAAACTTAAAAACCTGGACAAGGCTCTGAATGATCTGGAGATTGACTGGGATCTGTTGTACAAGAAACTCCCGATCATCTTCCCGGAGGTCACCGAGGATGATGTCAAGAACGCTTATATGAGCGATCTTGAAAAATTGATCGGAGCATTCGTTGATGTAAATTTTTTCGCACTGAAGCAGATGATACCGAAGCTGATGCTTTTGGCTCAGACTGGCTCACAGCGGAAGTAATCGTACTGCTTGGGAGAGAATTTGGCTGGACGCTGGACGAGATGCGGAAGCTGTATCCGAGCGAGCTTCAGGCGATTCTAAAGGAACTGCAAAGACAGAGGTTACTGGAAGAATACACAGAACAGAAAAACAAATGGGCGTTTCTGGCCGCAGTAATAATGAATGGCGTATCAATATTAGCCAGAGTATTCAGCGGCAAGAAAAAGAAAATAAAAGAGATTAGCCCGGATGATTTTATCAGCAAGGACTTCAAGAAAGTTGTTCAAAAAGTTTTAGGCAAACAAGAAGAAGATAACGGCTATAAAAAACATATTGAGGACGCAAAACAGAAGGGTCTAAAAGTGCCGACAAAGGCAGGTGAGACAGGATGACCGTAGGACAGGTAATTGCAAAGTTGGGCGTTGACCCGAAAGAATATGAAAAAGGGCTCAAAAAAGCCGAGGCACAGGCCGATAAAGCAGGCTCTAAGATAGGCTCAATATTCAAAAACGCCTTTTCCGTAGCTGTTGGCATGGGTGCATTTGAGGCTCTGAAAAAGGGGTTTAAGTCTACCGTTGGAGCAGCAGTAGATTTTAATTCTATGTTGCAGACCGCGCAGATTGGATTTACAACCATGCTTGGAAGTGCGGAAAAAGCGCAGAAGTTTTTGGATGACATGGCCGACTTCGCGGTAAAGACGCCTTTTGAATACCCGGAACTGCTTGAAGCTGCAAAGCGCATGCTTGCTTACGGTTTTGCAGCAGAAGAAGTTCTGCCTACGTTGCGGGCTGTCGGCGACGCAACGGCAGCCCTCGGCATGAGCGGTGAAGGTATTGACAGGATCACTCTTGCTCTGGGTCAGATCTATGCGAAGGGCAAGCTATCCGGAGAAGAAATGAGACAGTTGACAGAGGCCGGAATTCCAGCATGGCAGATGCTCGCTGAGGCTATGGGAACGACTGTCCCCGAGCTCCAAAAGATGGTTTCAAAAGGCCTTGTCCCCGGAGCTAAAGCGGTAGAAATGCTGACTAAGGGCATGACCCAGCGCTTTGGCGGCATGATGGCTTCCATGGAAAATACCTGGCAGGGCGTCACGTCCAGCATAAAGGACATATGGCGTATGACCGTCGGCACGCTGACGCAAACGCTGTTTGGCGGGCTTAATGCCATGCTGATACAGGTCCGTGACTTCATGACGGCTTTCTACACATATTTGCAAGGCATCCTCGGCAAAAAGGCAAAACAATCGACCGACGCCCTTGTCGGCAGCACAAAGGCGCAGGCAGCAGCTATAACCGAGGTCGGGGACGCATCAGAGGAAGCAGCAAAAAAGGCAA